CTCGTCACCGCCTGGGAGATGCTGAAAGCGAATCCGGCGCCGATGGGCAGGCAGGTATCGAAGCGGAAACCCATGACTGCGGGATTGAGGGGGGCGAAGTTTTGAGGACGAAGAAGCAGGTTTTCGCGAAGCTGGGAAAACTCGAACTCTCGCGCCGCGTTCCCGTGCCGCCGAAAGCAGCACCGAAAAGCGTCCAGCTTGCGGCCAAGAACGTCAATCGACCGGGCGTCGTTGTAGGCAAATCCGGCAATACCGGCGTCTATGGCATGGCTGATACCGGCGAATACCTCAAGAAGCTCCAGGGAGCGGCCGGACGCGCAACATTCGACGAGATGCGGCGCAGCGACCCCGTTATCGGCGGCGTACTGTTTGCGATTGGGCTTCCGATCCGGCAGGCGAACTACTACGTCGAGCCCGTGAGCGATAACAGTACCGACGTTGAGATTGCCGAGACGATTCAACGCGGGCTGCTGGAAGATATGACAATCACGTGGGATGACACAATCCGTCATATTCTGCTGATGTTTCCGTTTGGTTTTTCTGTGCTTGAGAAGGTATGGGAGCTCCGCGACGGATTTGTGCAGCCGCGAAAGCTGGATCCACGTCTTCCGCAGTCGATTGTGGGCTGGAAAACCGGACCTGACGGGCTTATCGGGCCTACACAGATGGACGAGGGGTTCAAGGAAATCGTTCTCCCGATCGAGAAGCTGCTCGTGTTCTCCACCGACAAAGAGGGCGATAACTGGGAGGGAATCCCGCTGTTGCGTCGCTGCTATAAGCCGTGGTTTATCAAGAACACTCTCGAGAAGGTCAACGCGATCAAACACGAACGACACGGCGTTGGAATTCCCGTCATGGATATTCCGGAGAACATAACGCAGGACTCGAAGGAGTGGCAAGATGTTGAGGACGTGCTTTCAAGTGTGCAGGCGAATGAGCAGGCATATGTTATCACGCCTAATGGTTATACGTTTCGCATTGAGGGCGGTCAGGGCAAGGAAGGCACGGACGCGCTGCCGTCGATCAAGTACTACGACGAGGTAATTGCAAAAGCGCTGATCGCGATGTTCATGAGCCTTGGCAGCACCGACACCGGTTCGCGCGCGCTCGGCGGTGAGTTCCTTGATATATTCAGGCTTTCGATTCAGTCGTTTGCCGACTATATCTGCGAAGTCATCAACCGATTCGCGGTCAAGCAATATGTAGATTTCAACTGGAACGTGAAAGAGTATCCGCGCCTGAAAGTTCGGCGGATTCAAAGGCTTGACCCGCAGGTGCTCGCCGTCCTGAAGAACGCAGGACTCATCACCGGCGATGAGGAAATCGAGAACACTATCCGCGACGAGCTCAACCTGCCGGATAAGCAGACTGAAGAGCCGCAGGGAAAGAAGCCGGTCAAGAAAGAGAAGCCGGACCCCGACGCGGGCGATGACGATGATGACGACCAGCATTCAAGCCACGATCACGGGTTGCACCTTTCGACCCGAGACCCGAACGCGTTCGACCAGCTCGCAGACCTGGACGCGATAGAATACGCGCTCGACAGCGCCACCGAATCGCTGCAGGCCGAGCTTACCGAGTGGCGCGATAAGCAGCTCGACAAAATCATCCTCCAGGTGGTCGGCGGCAGGCAGATTCAAGACATCGCGGTCCCGCATAAAAAAGATATGCATGCGGCGCTGCTGAAGGAATACAAAAGCCAGCTCAAAGAGGCGAAGAAGCAAGCCGTCGAGGAAATGCAGCGGCAGGTGCCGATGAAGAAGCTCGCGGATACGCCATTGCCGGACTTGACGGAAATGCTTCGCATCATCGAGGAAGAGCTGACGATCAAGATCCAGGGTGCCTCCGATAAGCTGAAAACGACCATTGCGACGCAGGCGTTGGACCTGAAGAAGAAGGGTCTCACCGGCGAAGAACTCAAGGGCAAGCTCATCGAATCCGTCAACGCAAAAGTCACCGATGCGCCTGTGAAGGAGCTCGCGTCGACTGCGGTCAATCAGGGCTGGGGCGAAGGTCGCCAACTCGGCATGGAAGCGTATGCCGACGAGATCGAGGACGTTTACCGATCGGGACTGCTCGACAGCAATCTGTGTTCTGTCTGTCGTCCGAAAGATCAGGTCAGACACGAGCTCGGCGATCCGGAGTACATGACGCCTGATCCGGAATGTGAAGGCGGACCAGGGCGCTGCAGGTGCATCAATATCGCGATTATGAAAGCCGAATCGGCGCCGGAGGGTGAATGAGCAGACAGCGTGTTGAATACGACACCGTGCAATGGGGGCGCCGCTATCTGGTCCCGGTGCAGTACGAAGCCGACGGATTGATCACGCTGTTAGATAAGCGGGAAGCTCGCAAGCTTCATCGCGCTGGGACTGTCGGGATTATCGCACCTGATAGCTGGCAGCGTATTCAGGCTGATAAAGGCACGGGGCTGAATGTAGATCCCGCGTATTTGAGATAGGAGGGGCGTATGCCTTGGACGATAAACGATGTTGAGAAGTTTAAAAAGGGACTCACTGAGAAGCAGAAGGAAAAGTGGGTTGCGGTTGCGAATGGCGCGCTCAAAGAATGCACGTCGAAGGGCGGCGAGAAGATCGACTGCGAGCAATCAGCGATCCGCATTGCAAACAGCAAATTCAGCGAGGACGCGAAGCTTTCGCAGACGCGTTATCTCAAGGACCAGGTCGAGACGGAAGGCGATCTTCGCATGGAGACACGCCTACGGCTCGCGCTCAGCGAGATTGAGATTGACGAGGACGAAGAGTTTCAGATGGTACTACCGGTCGGCGTGTTCTACTCTGACTGGTACGGCGAAATCATCATTACCAATTCGTTCGTGACCGGCATGGTCGACAACTGGAAGAATAAAGTTCTCGGCAACCGGGCGCCGTTCATCGATACGCTGCACGACCGCGGGAAAGCCAACGGCTGGATCGAGGATCTTGATGCTCGAGACGACGGGCTGTATGCGAAAATCAGGTGGACGAAGCAAGGCCAGGAAAACATCGAGGAAGAGTATTTCAAGTACTTCTCTTCCGATTTGGGCCAGGTAACGCACATCGAAAGCGGAGAAAAGATATGGCCGGTGCTGTTCGCTGTTGCGCTTTGCAATACACCGGTAATGAACACGATGCCGCAGGCTCATTTATCCGAGCCATCAAAACAGTTTACACACTCTGCGCATAGCGACGGAGTATTAAATATCCCGGAGGGGAATATGGATATCAAACTTGCAGACGTTCTTGAATATCTCAAGAGCGCGGAAGGCAGCGAGAAAACCGTTGTCTTGAAAGAACTCGGAGCATCCGAGGATCATTCTCAGGTTGTCACGCTCACGGAGACGGTGACAAAGCTCGAAGGCGAAAAGAAGACCCTGGAGGACGTGAACGTGAAACTATCCGACCAGGTCAAAGAGCTTCAAAGTAAAGACCATCTGCGCTCGAAGGCAGAGGTCATTGAAAAGGCGCTCACAGAAGGTCGCATTCTTCCCAAAGACAAGGAAGAGTGGGAGAAGCGATTCGACGAAAACCCGCAGTTTACGACCAAGATTCTCGAAGGCCTGCCGACGGCAGTTGACTTCAAAGAACATGGGAACGGTTCTGGCGGAGATGAAGGGACTTTCGATGCGGAGGGATTTGCGGTTTATCGAAACCTCAATCCTGAGCTGTCGGAAGACGAAGCACGGAAAGAATTCGTGCTCTATAGCAAGGAGGTCAAGTAATGGCTGAACTATCAGCGGCAACGAAAAGAACATTTGTTGGGGTACCTGAAGTCCTCAACTTGAAGACGGTTGGAAATGACACCTATTATGAAGGTGCGCTTCTCCAGATCGACGCCGATGGATACGCAGACGTACCATCGAATACTGCCGCACTGCCGCCTGCCGGAGTGTATTCCGGGCGACAGGGGCAATCGTTCGCGGTTGCGAGCGGGTCTCACGACGAGATCGAAATGCTTCGCGGCAAATGCTGGGTAGCGTTTTCAGGCGCGGCACAATCGGATGTGGGAGAGCTTTTTTACCTCTCCGACGACAATACGTTGACTCAGTCCGCAGGTTCGAAGACT